CTGTCTTCAAAACTGAAAAACTGATTATGTGATATATCTTTAATATCATTCAAAGAAAGAAAATCACTATTATTTATACACTTGGTTCTTTTGAAAACTCCCGGCCCGTGAAGATTATTATAATTTTTAATCATAAATCCTCTCCATGTTTTCTGTACTTTGATCGCATAAAACGAAAATTTTAGATGATTATATATCCTTTTCACCAACTCTTTTTTATTACCTGATACTTTTTGTTTATAGTATCTTGCCATATCTTTTAACTGAGATACATTATAATTCCTTACTATCAAACAATTCCACTCATGATAAGAAGGAATAATAAAGTCTTCACTTGAAACCTTTTTTCTTTTACGCGGAGGAGTGGGTACATTCTCATATAAATGAAGTTTTAAAAATGTCTTTGGTGATAATTTCATCATTCTTGTATATATAAGATTCCTAAATTTAAATCTTTTTATAATGTTTATATTTTTGTTTATAATAAGTTATTGAACTACAAGCATGTAGGCTATATATATACAGCATTTAAATAAGAAAATAATATATATTATAAAAATATGTAGGTATTGCAAGTCTCAAATATTTTTTTTATTTGCTTCATTATAGTAGAATAGCGAAATATATCTCAAATACTTAAAAATTTCAAAAAATTGATTTAAAACAAAGCATCTATATTAAACTCATAAACACAAAATGAGTAAAGCCACCGAAATGATCGTAAAAGCCAAACACCTTAATGCAAATAACGTTACTTACAAACCCGCGACAGTTGATTCGCGCGGAGGTAAGAAAGTTCAGATTCAACTGAATGGTCAGGCACTAGTTATTAGTGCGCCGATGATGTTTACTTGGGGAGTGAATGAACGAGTAGATGAAAGTTCAGGACGTGTATCATACGATGCTAATTTGGTATTTGAGAGTGATAAATCTTCGAGCGTAGCAACGTTCTGTAAAAATATGAAGGGTCTACAAGAAAAGCTTCTAAATGATGCTGTAAAGAATTCGAAGGAGTGGTTCGGAAAGAGTAAGATGAGTAAGGAAGTCGCAGAGGCAATGATGTATCCTATTCTGAAGTATCCTAAGGATAAGATTTCGGGAGAGCCAGATTACAGTCGAAATCCAAGTATGAAGCTGAAGCTACCATTTTGGGAGAACAAGTTTAACCTTGAGCTTTATGATACACAGAGCAGGGCAACATTCCTGCCAACAAAGGATGGTTGCGAAGGACCGCAGGGTAATAAGACTCCAGTTGATCTTGTTCCATCTCGATCATATATCAAGGGACTTATTGCTTGTAATGGTCTATGGATGGCAGGAGGTCGATTTGGAGTCACTTGGAAGCTTGTACAGGCACAGGTTCGACCACCGGTTCGACTTGTAGGTACTGGTGTTTGTCATCTTGAGGCAGATAGTGATGATGATGAAATGCTTGAAAGTGTGCAAAAGGAGGAAGAGGAAAAAGAGGAAGATACTGCAACCAGTTTGCCACACTTCGATGATTCCGCGGAAGACGATGAAGAAGAGGAGGAAGATGTAAAGGCTGAGACACCTCCTGCTCCTAAGAAAAAGAAGAAGGTGGTTCGTCGCAAGAAAACCAAGTCAAGTGCATAAGCTTACTAAATAGATAAAATATTATATAAAATTTTTTATCTATCTGACAATGTTAAATGAATATAAATATCACCTCTTTTATCAATATTATATAAGTTATCATGATCTGCTAATAAAATACCCTTATTATTTAAAACAAGTGTTTGATTTTTTGTAATTTTTATTTCCGTGCCTTTAAATTCAAATACTTTCTCCCCCACCTCAACACTTAAAATACCTTTATTTAAAATTTTAATAATGGATCGTTCTTCTTTAATATGTAAATGGTTCATGTTATCGATATAAATGTGTTTGTCAAATTCTGGAATACATTTAACTATTAAATCGTTTCCAGAAATATCATCAAAAACTATTTCATTATGCCATAAAGGTACATAAAACGTTGATTCATTAACTTCCAATTTATAAATTTTGTCATTTAATAAATCATTTATATCAGGATTCAAAATTACAATATTATCATGCTGTGTTTTTGTTTTAATGATTTCTAACATGTTTGCTAACATTTCATCCTCGAGATTTAAAATATCTCTATGCGTGGAGAGAAACTCATATACTTCGAGTGATTTTTCTTTTGATAATTTCTCAAAAAGTTTAATACTAGCTTTTTTACAATCTTTAAATACAGTTTGAAGCGTTGAATCAAGAAAGAGATCATCCCATTGAAAATCGGGCATCACAAAATAAATACATTTCTTTAGTATTGAAGAATAAGACATATCTTCAATATCTTCACGTTCTATTCCATCCTCTGATAAAAATTCATATGCTTCTTTAATTTTTTTAAAATGCATCGCTGCTTTTTCACTTCCACCATTTTTATCAGGATGCCATTTAATAGCATTTTTATAATATGCACGTTTTAGTTCTTTATCGGTATAATATTTATTTTTTATATCCAGTATTTTTATTGCCTTATTAAAATCCATGTATGATCTTACATAAATAAAACATAAATCTTTCTAAATGATAAATAGGTCTATAATTATTATTGTAGAATTTAAGAAACCTGTATAGGAATGCTTGTATTTTCTCAATTTTCTCTCCATTTAGTTTATTTGTTCCAATAAAATGATATATAATTTCCCATATACATTCATTCAAATCTAAATGATAGATAAAAATATCATACAATCTATCTCTGAATTCCAAATAATTAATTGTTTTGTAGTTTTCAATATTATTTATTATCTTATTTACAATTTTTTTATTTGAATCCATTAAAATGTAATTATTACTTCGTAAATTTTTAATATTAGTAATCTTAGTGATCTCAAGACTTGAATTTATAATATTACCAAGACATTTTTTATATTGCGATTTGGTAGGTCTTTTTACCGGTAACACCTTACATCTTTTTAAAATATTATCTGGAATAAAACTAATTGATTCTGAGATAAAAATAAAAGATAATGTTATGTTTTTATGAGATAATGATTGCATGTAACTATAAAATACATCAAGTAATTCATTATGAATTTTATGAAAATTTTTACAAACTATAATTCCATCATGCGATTGTCGTGTTGATAATATATCAAGTATAGCTTTGTATATTTCATTCCATAATACTTTGGCATTACAACCCAAAAGTTCCATATCAATTTCAAAATGAATATCACTTATCTTAAAAGTATATTGCTTTTTTTTATGGATATTAATATTCATTTTTCTTTCGTATTTTAAATTTGAATTACTGAATCTTTTAATATAATTCAATACTTGTGTATATTTACCTGTACCAGATGGACCATAAAAAATAATATTATGATCATTTATATTCCCTTTACTATGCAAATTTTCTATGTTTTTTAATTCAGGATGTAAATTTTTCTTATTATTTGTTAATATGTACTCTTCAAATCGCGTTTCATAATATTTAACCATTTGGTAAAATATGTATTTTATCTTTATTACTTAAATACTAATAAAAATAAAAAATCAATTATCATAATGGATGAAAAGATTACGCAAATAAAAGCGGCATTGAAAATATACGAACAATCGCACCCCAATATTACTAATCTGTGGAGAGAATATATTGATATTAAAGTATCAAATCTTGAAAAAGCACTAATACAATGTGATAAAGCGGTTAATTTAATGACAACAATGAAAGATATAACAAACGAAAATATTATAACTTTGCATTTTATAGCCCTACTTAATAATGAGAGCGAATGACTTAAATGTTATCTATCAAATATTATTAACACATGCTTCTTGTAATAAGTCCAGAACAGTATCATAATGAATATATAATGTTTTCAGATAAGACTAAAAATAATATTTTAAGTGGCGGCGATTTTTATAGATTATATTATTCCGATCCATATTTTACATCAAATGGACTATTTATTGCTTTTTCTCTTAAAAATGTTAAAATAGAAAAATATTTTAATAAGATTAAATGTCATTACGATAAAGTATCAAATAGAAAAATAATTTCATTTATTAAGAATGTGGAACAACAGCTTTTGGAAATTGCACCACAAAATACAAAAGTACCAACGAGTAGAATTGAGGAGCAGTTAAATCAAAACTATATTAAAATTTTTAGCGAAGAAAAACTGGAGCCAATTAAATTAGATAATGCAAAAATACTGTTAAAAATATCAGGAATTTGGGCCGATGACACTAATTATGGTACGACTTTTAGATTTTTTTTTAATAATTAAATTTAATATTAATTTAGAATTAATTATTAACCATCCGTTATAAAAGCTGTAATTATCACATACAATTCGATTGCCGCTGCGCTTGTAAGTACAGAGAATAATATCATGGCTGCTATCCAAATACCTCTATAATTTTGATTATTTGAATGTGTATTATAAAATTTACTCAATATAAACATTTGCATTACAACTAAAAAGAATGTTAATCTATTAAACCAGAAAAATTGTTTGGGAAGATTATCTAAGTTATTTTGTAATATAGGCCTTACTGCTATAAGAACATAAATTAAAACACCTAAAGGCAAAAGTGTCCCTAAAGTTGGAAGCATTACAGACGCATTGCTTATGGCCGACCAAAACCCAATTTCAGAATTATTATTGTTTGCAACCATTTTTAAACTAAGAACCCACGTAATTATTAATGCAAAAGCAAACCATATATAAGCTGCTAAATCTGTATCTGACACTCCTGAGAATTGACCAATCGTAAATATAGTTACACCAATTAATATGAAAACTTTAAATATTACTAGCCATTGACTTATTTGCAACCAACTGTTTTTGTTAAAGGACTGTGCTGCAGTAATTACTTTATTTTTAACTTTTTTACTAGATGCTGACAACTCATTATACGGCTGATCATATTTCTGTTCTTTCTTGACTTTATTTGACATAATATATTATATAGTGTTATTTATTTTACTAAAATATTTCGAAAGAGATCTGAAAATATAATATAATATTTTATTAAATGAGTAATTTAAATACCATGCAAGCACATCCTCTTATTCCAAGAGCGCAAACATATGTTTTAGATCGTAAATTAATTTCATTTCATTCTTATGACCGAGATATTAAGAAATGGCCAGATTCAAATCATTTCGAAATATTATTACCCGAAACTCTTAAAAATGTTCAATCAATGCGACTTGATACCATTTCAATTCCTAAAAATCAATGGGTATTCAGTGAAGAATATCAAAATACAAAATTAACATTCAGTTTAGAACCATTTGGCTATCAACAACCTTATCTAGATATATGTATTGACGAAGGTACCTACACACCACAATCTTTAGCTACAGAAATTCAAACAAAAATGAATGCGCGCGCCGCAGCAGAATTAGGAACTTTATATCAGTCATTTGTTTGTAAATATAATGAAGTTAGTAATACTTTTTGGTTTGGAAATAAAAAACAGAGCTTTACCCTATTATTCAATGTAAAACATAATTATTTGAAATGTGATAATCCTGCACAAGATGTCCTTTTTAACAATTACACTAAATGGGGATTGCCTGCATATTTAGGATATAAAAAAGCAGTATATGAATCTAGAAAAACAAAAGCACGACAAGCTCCAGAAGGGCCAATTGGATTAGGAGGGGTATATGGTTTCGACTATGAATATACACCGATATCTCCACATAATTATTGGTTAACAGGCGTTACTAATGAAAACGAAATTGTCGATCTTAATGATCTTCAACCACCACAAGCCAACCTTGCGGGCGTTTCGGATCCCAGCGCAGTTATTAGAGACTGGCAGAGGGAAAATGCTGTATGTAACTTAGATATCTTAGGCGATGATGTGATATATATGGAAGTAGATAGATACAACAGTATGGATGAAATTGCTCCATATTCTGAAAATACTTCAGGACTGTTTAATAATGATTATCATGGTAAAGTAAAAAGTGCATTTGCTAAAATACCCGTCCCTAATCCCTCTTTTTCACAAGTATACGATTCTAGAAATTCATACTTGATGAATATTTCTCACTATGAACCACCATTAGAAAGATTGACTCGTCTTAAATTTAAATTTAGATATCATGATGGCAGATTGGTAAATTTCAAATGTTTACCTTTATCATTTACTATTGAATTTAATATGTTAAGAGATGAACAACTTCGAAATAGAATAGTTAGAACGCCAGGATTATATCGACTTTAGACAATTTTTCTTTACTAAATTAATAAGTTCGCTAGTAGATTTATTCTTCCATTCAAAAGTATCACCCTTGTTCCCACCAAAGATCTCATATATACCAAAGAAGCGTGGCTTAGACATTGTTTTTGTCTTGTAAAACAAATAAGGACCATATTTACCTTTCCTAACAGACATATCTTCATTTAACATTTTTAATACTTTCGGGTTTGTACTTTTTGTACCCAAAAGTATATCAATAACATCTTCAAGTCTAATTCTTTCTAATGATTTATCAATACCTTTAAGGGAATAATTTTTTCCGCCACAGGTCATGTACAATCCAAACTTCCCTTTTCTAAGTATAACCTCATTGCTTTTAAAAGATCCCAAATTTCTTCCTCCAAATTTAGGTTTTTCAATAATTATATTTTCTAGTTTATATTTACCATTTTTAAGTTTGTCTAAATCAAGGTCTTTTTTAACATTTTTAAATTCGGTAACACCGTCTTTCTCATATTTTATAACTGGACCATATTTACCAATCATATAAACATGATGTTCGTCAATCTTAATATGTGATTTATTATTCTTAATTTCAGTCATTAGTGAAGACATAGTTGTATCGCATTTTTTACATAGGTCCTGCCAATTTAGATTACCTTGTGAAATACTATCCAATTCTTTTTCCATTTTTTCAGTATATTCATATACGAATAAAGAGTCGAATTGTTTTAATAGGAACTCTATCACCATAATTCCCAAAGGCTGTATTAATAATTTCCCCTTTTCATTCCCAAAAGTTCTGGTGATCTCTATCTCATCCAATTCTTCCTTTACAAGTTGATAATCAATACATGCAACAGGCTTACCTTCAACATTACCCTTTTTAACATATTCTCTATCTTGTATTTTAGATATCAAACTTGAAAACGTCGATGGTCGGCCAATTCCCCTTTTTTCAAGCATTTGAACAAGTCGAGCTTCGGTAAAATGTGTTTTAAGATTTTTTAAATTCTGTTTGCTATAAATTTTATTATACTCAACACCCTTTGCTTTAAACTTTGAAATTAAATTATAAATTTTATTTGTTTTTTCATAACCGCGAACGATCATCCATCCAGGGAAATTCACTTGTTCAGCTTTATATTTATATTTATATTCAGATGGTGCAGTAACAACAGCAGTTACAATATCCATTGTTGCATCGCTCATACAACTCTCAACCGTATTTGACCAAATTAGTTTATATAGTCTATTTTCCGGATCCCCCAATGTTACATTTTCGGTTGTTAATTTTGTAGGTCTGATTGCCTCGTGTGCCTCTTGTGCGGTATCATTCTTTTTCTTTTTTGCTTTACCTATCGTTACAATACTAATATTATCTCTAATATATTCATTATCAACATTCCACCGATTTTTGATAAATGGTTTAGCTTTTTGAATAAATTCCGGACTATACTTTTTATTATCAGTTCTCATGTATGTAATATGACCATTCTCATATAATTTTTGAGCAAGTTGCATCGTTCGTTTAGGTGAAAAGTGTAACTCATTAGAAGCTCTTTGTTGTAAGGATGAGGTTGAAAATGGCATAGGAGCTTTTCTTGTACTTTGTGTAGGTTTTTTTGGCTTTAATAGTTTATGTTCAAAATTTACACTATTTTCTAAAAAGTCTTCAATATCATCATTAATTTCAAAATCGTGATTTAATTTAAATTGTAAGTTATGATTGGTAAAATATCCAATTGTTTCAAACACCTTCTTTCCTGGTTCTGAATCAATATCTAGTTGATTTTCATATACAAGACGTAGTGCAGGTGTTTGACATCTACCAGCCGATAGACCACTTTTGTTTTTGCCACCATGAAAGAATTGTTTCCAAAGAACAGGTGATATTGTAAATCCTACCATCCTATCTAATACTTGTCTTCCAAGTTGAGCGTTTACTTTCATCATATCTATTGTGGTAGGATTGCTAATTGCCTGCTGAAGTGCAGGTTTTGTTATTTCATGAAAGATGATTCGCTTAGTAGTTTTAACTGGCAATTTTGCCAATCTACAAATATGCCACGCAATAGCCTCACCCTCTCTATCGTCATCTGTTGCCAATATAACTTCACTGGCTTTTTTAATATGGGTTCTTAGATTTGCAATATATTTACCTTTCATTGAGAGTAGTTTAAATTTGGGGGTATAATTATTTTGTTTCTCTACATCTGATAATTGATAAATATGACCAAAACTTGCAATACATTTGTATCCTGGTCCTAAATACCCTTCGATCTTTTTGCATTTTGCCGGAGATTCAACTATTACTAACTTCATTATAAATAAATTTAGAATGAAGATTTTATACGATTTCAATTTATCTTTTATTGTCCCAAACCAGCAGTTTTAAATTTAGCCCAACTAATATTTTTAACAGCCTTTCTCTCCTTTGGTTTTTTAGAATTGTTTTCAGCCTCATATTTTTTTTCTTTTCGTAGAGCACTATCAATATACATCTCTTTTAAGATCTTTCCAACTTCTACAGAGGCAGTGTGTTGATCGGTAACGCCTTCTTCAATCTCTCTTAGTTTATCAATAAATTTGTATAATATATTAACATTAATTTCATCTTTTAATAATCGATTGAAAATATTGGTATAATTGTTCCATAAAAAGTTACATTTAGAAATAATAAGCTTCTCAAACATTGCTTTATTTGTTTGTTGCATGCGACTATGCTTTCTTTTTAATTTAAGAAGCGTTTCTACATTATCTCTGATCTGCCTACTATGTTTCAAATCGCGTATTTTTGTAGTATTATCATCCGCTCCATAAGATTTAACCATTTCCTTTAAATTTAATCGGTCTTTGTCACTAAGATTACTCATTTATGATATATATGTATCACTTTTCTTTATGTTAAAAATTTTATATAGATATATTTTAGAATGACTACATCATATAAACCACCGAAAGCTGGAGCGAGCGTCACATTTTTGTCATCTGCTGTTAAAGCAGGTCAACGAAATACTCATAAAATAAATTCAAACCATCATAATTTGTTAGTAGCTGCTGGTGCTAATAGAGGAGGCAAACGTAGAAAAAGGAAAAAGGGTGGACGCAAAAAAGGAGGGTCGAAATCTTGTGGATGTAGTGGAGTACCAACAACAACAACAACATACACTGCAGGATCATCATCGGCAATGTCTCCTAACCCTAATGATAATATTGCAGCAGCACAACAATTAATGGCAAATACGTTATGTGCGGGTTCTTTAGATAGCATGGGCGATTCTTGGAGTGGATCGGGCGGTGGAACTCGAAAACGTCAAGGTGGAACTACTGCATTGGGCTCTTTCATTGAAAGTCTAAATAACATGAACGGAGGGAAAAAACGCCGCCGCAAAAAAACTAGACGTCGTACCCGAAGAAAACGTAAAAGTATGAAAAGGAAAAGAAGAACAAAAAGAACAAAAAAGAGAAATCGTAAACGTTCTTCCAAACGCAGAAAAAAGAGATAATTAATTACTCCAAGATCTTAATATTAAAATCACAATATATTTTAATATTAATGAAATTTCGTGACATATTTTTAGCAGTATTAATAATAGCAGCGTTTTATGCATGTTTTTTGGTGAGTTTTCTTATTGTGGGATTTAATAATATCAAAAATAATTGGGTTCAGTATAGATGTAATCCAATGATTTTACCATTTGCTAGTTTTTTTGGACACGATACAGCCGATAACTTTGCACAATGTGTTGCACAATTACAATCAACCACAATGCCTTATCATCAAGCACCTTTAGCCGCTGCCACAGGGGGATTACAGCAAAATCTTGGTGCTTTGTCTGGGCAATTTTCAGGAATCAGAGATTTACAGTCTAAGTTAAGACCAGCTATTGGCGGACAATTTACAAATGTTTTTGGAGTATTTAATAATGTATTGATCGAAATGCAAAAATTTATAATAGGATTTAGAGATTTAATTATGAAATTAATCGGAGTAATGTCAGTTTTGATGCATATGATGCAGGGTCAACAATTAATGGGACAAAGTATTATTAAGGGACCTATAATTGGATCCCTTAAAACAATACAAAAATATAGTTAATGCTTTGATTAAAGGTAAAATTTCAAAAATAATTTACCTTTAATATACAGTTACTATATATATGACAAGTATAAAAGACCTTGGAAGCAATATTATAAATAAAATACCGGGCATAGGAAGACCTGAACCTAATTCTTTAAAAAAACACCTCACGAATTCCTATGCACAAGATGGATATATGGATAAATATGGCGGGTCAGTTATAATTACAAGTTTGATTTTGGCCACATTTGGTGGATTATTTGGCTACAATTATTTTTTATCTAATTTAAAGTATTTGAAAAAAAATTGGACAGGAATAAGATGTAACCCATTATTTATACCCTTTGCTGGATTAATTAATGCACCATCCGGTGTTTCTAAGATGACGTATACGGCTGAAAATTTGAATTATTGTTTAACCGATATTTTAAAAGATGTTGTTAAGGTAGAATCCGCAGCACAATCTGCTGCTACACAAGGAATAGCCGATGGAATAGGTGCCATTGGTAATGACATGAATAGTGCAAGAAGTCTTTTTAGTAATATTAGAAAATCAATTGGTGGTATATTTTCAAGCGTGTTTAGCAAGATCTTTAATGTAATGGTACCGCTTCGCATCATGCTTGCAAAAAGTAAAACAGCACTAAATCGATCTCAAGGCGTTTTATCAACAGCAATGTATACAGGCATTGGGACATTTTTAAGTACTAGATCTTTTATTGGAGCATTTCTTGCTATTGTTACAGCTATAATTGTAATCGCGGTACTTTTAGGAATCGGAGACCTTGCATCTGCATTTGCCGTACTATGGTTTCCATTTGTAGGATGGGCATTGGCTTCTGTTTGGTTTTTAGCCTTCACTGTAATAATGCTTTTAGTTATTATGACACTTGCAGTATTTATACCAGCAGCTGAAGTATCTAGTATGGTTATTCAAAAAACAAATACAGTTAATAGATTAGGATCACAATTTCATGAAAAAGAGAGTTTTGCAAACATTGCAAATAACGAGATAAATAATTTTTGTTTTGATGGAAATACTGAAATTAAACTTAAAAATGGAGAGATTAAACAAATTAAAGCCATTTGTATTGGTGATACGTTAATTGATGGAGGCAAGGTAACTGCTACTTTTAAATCAACATCAAAAAATCAAGAAATGTATGTTTTAAATAATATAATAGTTACAGGCGATCATACATTATTAGATGATGAATTAGGAGTAATAAAAGTTAAAAAACATCCAAATAGTATCAAATATGGAGAATATTACAAACCATTTGTGTATTGTATAAATACCACAACAAAAAGAATTATTATTGATAATATTAAATTTCTTGATTGGGATGAAGTAGACGACATGGATATAGTTATGCTACGTCAAGAAATGAAAGATCTTTTACCAGAAAGATTTCATTTAAAAGATATTCATAAATTTTTAGAATGCGGTCTCCATCCAAATACATTAATTGAATTAGATGATGGCAGATCAATACCTATTAAACAGATACAAGTAAATGATCAACTAAGATTTGGCGAACAAGTTTTAGGAATTGTAGAAATCAATGGAAAAGATGTAGATAAAGTGAAAGAGTACGAAATAAATGGATTTAAATTTATAGGCTCTTCTAATTTAAGAATGTATTCTAAGGATTTAGGAGGATGTGTATCTACTTTGGACATGGGCGGAATACCAGTGAAGAAACCTCGGAAACTTTACCATATTATTACAGATAGTAAATTCTTTAGAATAAATGGAACAATATTTTTTGATTATAATGGCGGATTGGAATCTATACTGTGGAGAAAGGATGGCGTTGATAATCTAGACAATAATTAAAATATTATCTATGAAATATGTATAGTATGGAAATGAAGTTATTTGGAATGAAATTTAGACCTTTTGTAGTTATTTTATGCTTGGTTATAGGTATCGCTTTAGGATGTTTTGTACTTTGTTCGTGTGCAAAAATTAGCATTAAAGATGTAAAAGAGGGCTTTGTCGAAATGGGCGCATCCCCTTCATATAATATGGGAGCAGGTGTTAAAGGATCATATGATACTCGTCATTTACAGAGTATAGCTCCAAATTTGGAAGCTAATCACGGACCAGCTTTGCCTTTGCCTCCAGGTGAGATGTTTTTCTTTGCCGATACTAAATTTAAACCGGAATGCTGTGTTCCTCCCTTCTCCTCCACAAGTTCCGCAGATGGTTGCGCTTGTGTCACAAAAGAACAGGTAGATTATATTAATATGCGCGGTGGAAACAGAACATGTTCAGAGGTATTTTAAATAGATTTAAAAATATAAGAATAATCAAATAATAACTATATGAGTTATTATTGGATTGATAATACGCCACAACTAAAATATGCAATATGCGATAAATGTAATGATAGATATGTCATGCATAGTGGTAGATTCTCACAACGTAGATCTTGTCGTCGTCATGATTGGAAAAATGGATTTTGCCGGGATTGTCACCTAAAAAAAAATAGTTTTAACAACTCAAAAGGATGTTATCATACTAGTGTACCGTTATGTTGTGAGAC